CTCTTGATCTGCTTTGTATATAACATCTCCTTGATAGGTTGTGCCATGCTTGGCCAACATATTAGCCAATTTGATAGCTACCTTATTAAGGCTTATTTCTTTGTAAACTAGTGTATCGTGTTGCCATAGATCTTTAAGTGCTCCGTTGCTGATTATCTTTACGTTGCCAACAAGGATTCCGTCCTCAACCTTAACTGGAAGAATTGGAGATTTTTGGATTGCTGAGCGTAGTGTCTGCTCTAAACGTTTAGAAATATCAGCCATAAAAAAAGGACCTATGGTCCTTATTTAACTGGGTATTTCTTATAGTCCTAGGAACTTGAGTATGTGTGGAAAACTAACTGAATTTAACCAACCTGTTCCTGCGGCAAATGCTAGGGCGATCATAGCATACATTGTATATTTGTTTTTTACTTTTTCTAGTTCGTCAATACGAGAACCTAGTTTTTGATGTGTCGCTACATCTTCTGCGTGTAGCCTGTCTGCGTGATCAAAAAATTTAGAACTGTTAGCGCGATATTCTTCTTGCATTTCGCAGAGTTTAGCATCTAACTTGTCACCTGTACGATCTAAACAGTCGTGCATTTCTCTCACGTCTGCTTTGAGGTCAATTAACTTTTCGTTGATGTTTTCAACTTTGGTTTCAAGTACGCCGACACGCTCAGGTAACTGTGCGAGTTGTGGTACTGCTTCGCTCACGCGAGGTTTTTTTGCTGTTGCTGTGGCCATCTTTGGCTATGTTCCTTGTATGTTAAGTCAAGTGCTCGCTCCGAGCCATGTGCCTAAGTTAGAAATGCCTATTGATGTTTGCCTTTGATAATGTATTTATATCGAATTGGCTAATTCGTATACCCACGTATTAGGTTTATCGCCTTTGGTTTTAAACACTGCTGGGGCAATGTCTACATTGTTATTTAATTGATCTACTATAGGAACACCGTCGAGATCATCTAATAATAAGCCAACTGGATCTGTGTCTTTCTGGAATAGATAATCACGTTCTGTGTCAAATTCCCAAATCCAATGTTTGGCTTTTCCTGTCATTGGATGTGGAAGTCTTCCGTCATTTAGTATAGGATCTGCGTTCCATTCGATGTTTGCACGTAATCCAATTGCCTGTAACAGACTATTGAAATTTGCCTGTTGTCCTAGTTTAATCTTATCCGTTTCACTGCGTGAGGGATTGGATCTTGTGATATCAACAAATGTAATAATTTTATATCGTGCCATGACATTATTTACGCAGATAAAAAAAGGGCGGAAAAAATCCGCCCTCTTCCTTCCCATCCCTAGGAAATATTAAACGTTGTTCTTGTCACCAAATACAGCAACTAGAGCAGTTGTAAAGCCTGTACCGCGATATGAAGCGCCTGGTGTTAATACGCCAGTGCCTTGAACAGCGATGTAGATAACGTCAGTTACGCCTGAGCTGAATGCTGTGCCATCAGCTGTACCGATACCAGCGATAGAAACTGCGTCGTCAGTGCCTTTTGTGCCGCCTTGTAAAACTAATTCAACTAAAGCTGCAACTTCAGCTGTAGTCATGTTTGTTTTAGATGCGCTTAGAATGCGAACGTTACCGCCTAGGCCGTTTACGTTAGCAACTTGTTTGTAGTTACCTGTTAAAACTGCAACACCAGAACCTGAATTATTATAGGTTTGGTAGAATGAACTTAGATCTGCCATGATATTTTCTCCTTAATCAAATAGTCCCGCTCCGGGACCGGCATAGTATTTATATTGGGAGTAAAAAATCAGCCGTTTTGAGCAGTTAATCGGCTCTAAATGGAGTCCAACGATCGCGCGGTACTAGTTTAGCATCCTTGTAAACATAGCCTTCGCCACCGGGTTTTCCGCCTGTGTGCTGTTCTATATCGCCCTTGGCTGCGTCAAGTTCACGGATAACTTCGTCCTTGGCTTTCATCAGTTCTGTAACTAATTGGAATATTAAATCTAACACACCCGGATGACGTTGGCTGTGTTCACTGATCTTTTTAAGTTTAGCAGGGTTAGATGACAACCAATCAAAGAATGCTTTTGAGTTGAGATTTTGCAGTTGTTTAGCTTTGCTTTGATTATTAACAAATGTATAGATAGTATCCTGTAAATAGCCCATACCTGCTACAGGTGCTAGGAACTGATCAATAACACCGGACTTGGTATTAACTATTTTTTCAATAGCACCTAAATTGTCTGCATTTACAGCAGGCTGATGGCTGACATAGGTTTGCCCAAATACCACTAGATCCGATGTGTTGTTAAACTGGCTTACATCACTGATCGGTTCACCACCTTTATCACCAAAATAATCTAGATGTTTGTGTACTGCTACAGCAACTTTGGCTTTGCCTAGTCGGATACCAATCTTGCTAGTTCCTTTAACGCTGTATGTTGTTTGATTAGGAGTAAATGAAATCCGTCCGTCGGCACCTTCAAAGGACTTGCCTGGATGGAATAATATGTCTCCATAGACATATCCACGGAAATCTGCAGGAGTTGCTGCTTCAAATATTGGCCACAGGCTTGCCATATCGCTGGCAAACTTTTCACGCCAATCTTCGCCTTTGCCACGGCTCATGATAAACTGTTTTAATTCCTCTGGGCTAGAGCTTTTGCCTTCTTCACGTCCCCAGTTGTTCTTACCAACCATGCGGAACTGGCCGTTGTCTTCACGACCCCAGTATACTGTAGGATTACCGTCCCACTTAATGCTAACATCTTTGGCATCCTGTGCGATACCTTTCAATAACTCAACAGCTTTCTTACCACCGTTGGGTTCTGTGAATACTAGATCCTCTAGGTGATTAAACTCACGACCTACTTTCTTAGGCGCAGGAGCTGCTGCTTCAGTTAGAAATTCAAATGCTCTCATTAGCAGTTCCAACGACGACGTGCTTTACAAATTGCCTTATCTGGAGTTTTGCTACAATCTATATGATGCATTTTCTTTTGCCCAGCGGATCTAGAGCAATAGCTCTTACGGCGCTTGCTGGCTTTACTGCCTCTTTTTAATTTACTTGGTTTAGTAGTTACAGCAGTTTTTAATTTGCTACCAGGATGTTCTCTACGATAAGCATTAACAGCTTTCTTGCTCATGCCATCTGTTTTGTCTTTCTTGTTGACTTTTTGCCAATCTTCTAATACTGGTTGTGTAACAGCAAACACATACAATTCGTCATCGCTAAGTGTTTCTAAATCTTCCCATACAAGCTCAGGATCAACACTGTTGCGTTCAGCCAAGTCTGTTATGATAGATTCGATTAAGTCAAACTCTTGTTCTAGACTTTCGTTCTTAGGCTTCTTGTGATGCTTCTTCATGTTGATAGCAATCGCAGCCTGTTGTGCCGGACTACCTGCTTCTTCAACTGACTCGTTAGGCACACAGTTATTAACACGAACACCGCCTTTAATTTTGGTGCCTTCTTTGTGTTTGCCTTTCCAACACTTGGGATCTAATCTTTGTTTTACAGCTTCTGTTAAAATTTCAAATGCTCTCATTTTATCCTCGCCATCATTCTACGGAACCATTGAGGTGTACCTGTCTGAGCACTTTCAAATGTAATAGCTTCAGGAAGTGTTACACCTTGTCTGCCTAGAGTTTCTCTAGCAGCAGCAACTAATTCTTCGTAGTTAGGTAATTTTTCAATGTAATTGATTATGCTGTTTACTGTGCGAATATCTTTAACTGTGGCAGTTTGTCCTAACAGTTGTTTAGCGATAACGTTCCAATCGTCACCGTGCTCTAAAGGTTCGTTGGTGTCTGCGTGTAGTAATCCAAACTTAGGTGAATACTTTAATCCGCGAGCACGAGCAATACTGCTGAGTACAATATGGCGATGTTCACCTTTGTACTCTTTGGTACCACCAATCATTGAACCTTGTTGGAACTTGGGATTAGCTGAAAACATAAAGTCAGCTTGAACAAATCCTAACTTTTCATCTCCACCGATTGGAGTTTTTAAGTGTACATTGTCGCCACTTAGTTTGACATTCTCTTTGCCAAACTGTTGAATAAGGTTGGCTGCAAATTCTTTTTTATCTACTTCATTAGCATCTACAGAAAGATCTAGATCGCCAGAACTGTTTAATTCAAACGTACCATCTGGATCTTCTTTGCGTCCTGTAGTACCTAACCACTTAACTGGTTTCTTATCGTGTGGATCTAATTCTTTGGTAAAATCTAATCCAGTGACTTTTTCAATCCAAGCGATGGTAGCTGGAACTTCACTGGTTCTAATGCGTTGTGTTAGTGGCTGTTTATCTGGGCCTTTAAAAACATTGCCGCCTTCAAATAATACATCATTCATCGTCTTTTGATTCCAATAATTTCTTAGTTTTACGGGCTTCTACGATTTTACGAACACCACGACTAAATTTAGCTGTATCTTGACCCTTGATAGAATTGATAAATCTGCGCTCTAATTCAGCAGCATCTTCTGGGGCATAGTGTTTATGGATACTTTCCAACAAATTTATAGCAGAATTGATTATATTGGTGGCTCGGCTTTCAAAAAGCGCATCTTTATTACGCACTTCTGCCAGCTCGTTTAGTTCCTGCAATATTGATCGTGTTCTAATTTTCATGTGCCTTCCCTGATGTATTATTTAACCTCTGTGTGTCAATTGATATTATACACTGTTTGTTCTATTTAATCAAGTTGTAATCATCTAGAACTAAATAACTCAGTAGAAACCATAAGTCTACACACACTTACAGAGGGAAAGTAAAATGAAATACGTATCATCTAAGATGCTAGCCATTTTAGAGCGACTAGCAGAGATGTTTCCAAATAGCTCTTATCAAACTCGTTTAGATCAATATCTAAGCACCAAAGGCATTACCGATGCCGCTCAACTCGAAAACTACATTCGCGAGTTCTCTTACTCCCACAAGGAGCAATACCTATGAAACTAATCAAAAACACTTGGAATTTTCTAATAGCCTGTGCTGAATCATTAAACGAATATCGCAATCGCAAAGGATATCGTAATGGCGGATATTATTAAAAAATTAGAAACGTTCGAAGCAAAATACGGTGAAAAGGTAGCTGCTTGGGCTATTGTTGCTATTGTTACCTACTTGGTAGTGGCACAGTAATTTTGCACTGCACGAAGTAAATACACAGAGAGAAAAGGAGTCTTCTAGATGACCACGAAGTTTTCACACGTCAAGGGATCTGAAGTAGAGTTTAAAGGTGGCGGGCTTCGCGACTTTTTCCTATATAAAGATCTTGGCGTAGCCGATGCAACACACGGGCGTGTGCTTGCTCATATTACCAAAGCTAACTTACCTCCAGAGAATTCAGGCGGCACAGGCTGGCACATTCACGTAGCTGAGTTCCAAATCGTTTATATGTTAAAGGGTTGGGCTAAGTTTATGTATGAAGATAAAATCCACCTAGTTGAAGCAGGCGACTGCGTACAACAACGTCCGGGCATCGTACACTACTTGTATGACTACAGCCCAGACATGGAATATCTTGAAATCATTACACCAGCTGACTATGGAACTGTGCCTGCAGAAGGCCCTTGCGAAATACCAGCACCTACTCCTTGGGAGTAAACCATGACTCTAGTTTATATTCACGGCGCTAGTGCGACCAGTGACAGCTTCAACTATATCAGAAGCAAGCTGGGCGAGGGCATTGATATCAATTACGATAGTCGCAATGGCTTTGAAAATAATCTAGCAGAGATTATTGAACACCTAAAGCCTGTAAAGGACATTGCGTTTGTAGCACATAGTCTAGGCGGAATCTACAGCCTACACGTTGCTAATGCTATGCCCGAACAGGTGCGTGGTGCTGTCACTCTAAGCACACCCTATGGTGGTGCTGAAGTGGCAGATTATGCCAAATACTTCTTACCGTTCAGCAGATTGATGCGTGATATTGGGCCTAACAGTTGGGCATTTAAACAGGCTAGCAAGATCAAGATACAGCATCCCTGGACTAACATTGTTACTGTAAAAGGACAAAGCCCATTCATGTTAGCTCACAACGATGGAGTGGTTACAGTTGCCAGTCAAAAGCATCACGAAGATATGGAACTAGTAGAAGTAGACTGTAATCATTATGAAGTTGTACTCAGTGATGAGGTGGTTGGTATTATTAAAGAACGAGTAAAAAAGTTCGGAAAATAGTTGCTTTTTTACAGAAAGGCATATATAATAAGTTAACAGCGAAATAGAAGTAGTTGTTAACAACACAGAAACATACACACAAGGAGAAAAATATGTTTTCATATGATTTTATTATCGACAGCGTTCAAAACGCTAAGAAGCAAATTGTCAATACATTCGTAACTGACAAAAAATTCCAAGCAGAGCTAGTTAAATTGGTTGATGCGCAAACTGAGTTTGCTAAAGGCCAAGTAAAAGCTACATTGTCAATCGCAGAAGCATTTGTTAAAAATGCCAACGATGCAGTTTACAAGAAAGCAGGAGTTTAATCATGTCAGATCTTACACCAAAAATACCAGAAGTAAAATTCAATAAAAACGGCTACGAAATCCGTACAGACATCTTGGATATGGCTAAGAGCCTAGTTAGTGAAGAATTTCACTCTAAGTTCCGCGGCTGGGAAATGTCAGTTCAGCGTGATGAAAAGACAGGTCAAGTTATTACTAAAGTAGATATGCCAGAGTTCCCAGGACTTGACAAAGTTCTAGAAGCTGCTGAAAAGATGTACGATTTTGTAAATAAAGGTGCAGCTAAGAAATAATTAATCGTCGCATAGCGATATATTATACATTAGAGAAAAAGAAAGGACCTTCGGGTCCTTTCTTATTGATTTCTTAATTTTGCTAACCGCAATATTCTAAACACACCTAGCCACATCCATCCGATATCAAATTCAAACCAACGACGGCTTAGTTTAGCACTTGCTGGATTAAGATGATGATTGTTGTGAAGCTCTTCCCCGCCAATAATAATACCCCAAGGACTAATGTTGCGACTATTATCATTGCTATTTCCGTTTTTGTAACCATACCAATGTCCTATGCCGTTAATAACTCCTGCAGCCCAAAACGGAATCCATATCATTTGAATACCCCACACTAACAGTCCCCACGGTCCAAAGAACAAGCAGTCTATGACCAGCATTAATAGAATACCTGAGCGACTGTGTGCGGAGTAAAGGTTGCGCTCAATCCAATCATCTGGAGTACCTACACCATATTGACGGATCATTGCAGAATCTTTGCTGGCGGTGTGATACAGGCCGGCACCTTTAAATAGCACACGCCAAATGCCAAATACATGTGGACTGTGAGGATCTCCTGGTTTATCACTGGATCTATGGTGTCTGCGATGTATTGCTACCCATTGCTTGGTAACCATACCTGTGGTTAGCCATAACCAGAAACGCATAAAATGTTCTAGAATTGGGTGGAATACTATTCCTTTATGCGCCTGTCCACGGTGCAAATATAGTGTAACACACACTATGGTGATGTGCGTCATCACTAACGTTGCTATAAGTTCTATCATGAAGATATTTATCGCTTGGATAAGTCATTGACAAAATCCAACAGTAGTTCATGGTGTTTTCCGCCATGATAGTGCGGTTTCATCCAGCTGTGGTATTCGGTGTACCAATTAAGGGTACTTTCTGGATGACAGCCTATAGCCCCTACTCTGCCCTGTATTATAGCCATAGGATCGCCATTGGGATATACTGCATAGGTATCAGCAGTATCTAAGCCAGACCCGTGAAATGCGCAACCATCATAGAAGTACATCTTTTCCTGTTGTCCTTTCCACATAACGGGCATGGCTTTAGCATGTGGTCTTCGTGTGTCAGTTCCGGGTCGTGTTATATACTGACTGGCACGTATGTCTGTAAACAGATCGAAGTAATATTGATCCGCCCAATATGCTCCCATACATATACCTAAGTACTTGCCACCGCTTTGTATAAATCTACGTATGCGTTCACCGTTTTCTTTGAATAACCAATCGTGGCTGTCACTGTCTCCGATACCGCCTGGAAATGCAACACAGTCAACGTCGTCAAAAAAATCAGCGTCTAAACGCCACTTGGTGAATATTTTAAATTTGTGATACGGTTGGAGAGCTTCTAGAATGCCGTTGCCCGATTCTATCGAACATTTTGGCTGGTGCACAAATAACGCTATCTTCATGCTGACACTTTCGTTAATGCTCACTTCAGTGCGCCATTCCGGGGCACGACTCCCATAACGCTCTGCCCAGCAGCCGGGCAACCCTATAGTAACGCAAACGTCCTAAGGTAGGGTGTTCTTAATCTGGTGCTCTTTCGAAGCTGTAGTCAGCTTCAGATGAATCGGGATATCTTGTTAACACTTTTTGTATTACGTCTTGCTTGCTTTCGCCCTGAATACGAGCAGTACGTCCACTAGCTATCTGTGTTACAATGTAAGTACCAGGTGTAGAATCTGGATCTTGTTCGGCTTCTGGTTCAGCTGTTTCAACTGAGGATGCGTATGATAACGGAGCTTTCTTTTTAATATCAGCAACTGCGGCTGCTACATCATATCCGCCTCGTGTGATTTCTTTACTGGCTTCTTTGATTTCGTCTGCATGGGCAGTCATACCATCGGCAATCTTTTTCATTAATCCAGGAAATAGTTCTGCAAAACGTTCGTCATTGCGAGGCATGTTTCCACGATTGTCTTGATTGCCGTTTTGTAGTTGATTTGTTGGTAAGTGCATTTGCCACTTGCCATCTTTGGTATCTGGATTTTCTTTGTCAAATATTGAAACAATAGGACCGTCTGGAGCATAGTTGTTGAACCATGATAGTCCTGAACTAGATCCTGTACAGAAGTTGGCTTGATAGCCATTTGAATTATTGAATGTATAACAAGCACCGTAGTTAAAAGGTATAACAACTAGGAATCGTTCGTCATCAACTAGTGTAACTTCTTTCTTTTCACGTTTGTGTTTTTCAATAGTTTCAGCGTCTTTGATTCTGCGTAGTTCATCTCGATAAGCACTATCGCGAACTAACTGCTGTATTTGTCTTAGGCTTTTGAATTTGTTAAAATCTTGATGTGGTTCTTTTAACTTACCACGGATACTTAATGCTTTCCAAGCACCTAGTGCGTCACCGCCTTCACCGTTGATATCTTCGTAGTCTGCTTGTCCATTGATATACAAGCGTGTTAACCATTCGTCAAATTTACCATCTTGTGATAGGTCGCCGTAGTCTGTTGAACGTAATGAGCTATCTAGCATTTCACTCCATAAGGCTAAGATGCTTTGATCGTCAGGCTTAGGACCTAGTTTAGCGATAGAGTGTTTAGGCAATGTGCCGTCGTGACGCATAGCGATACCTAACATCTTAACAGTTTTAGGATCTTTAATTTTAGCCGCTACATTGGCTTCGAATATTTGTTTTAATCTCATCCTGAAATCATTGACCTTTTAAAGAATGAAAGAATAGTTCCTAACTTAGCAGTATCGCCTTCTGATATATCTTTTAACAACTGCTTGGGGCCTTCTTCAAATTGTGATGAATAGCTACGACTGTAACTTTTTGTGATATTACCTGTTTGTTCTGGATAATAGTGACTAGCTGTCATAAGTATAGCTGTCTGCACTGCTGTACCAATAAATCCAGGAACATCTCCGCTACCAGATTCAATAGCTTCAAGTCCTGTTTGTAAATTTTCTATGTGATTTAGTTTTGCTTTTGCTTTTTCAAAAGCATCGTTTTTAATCTGATTAGCAACGTGTCCTTTGATATCTGCAATCGCTGCTGTTATAGCCTTTGCCCAAAGAGGTTTAAATTTTCTAACTAATGTTTCTTGAGAAATTACATTTGGACCTGCACCTGCTTGGTTGCTGGCACGTTTCTTTTGTTTGTCACTAACGGCTGTGGTATTCCTACCTACATAAAACTTACGTAGTCCGCCGATTTCACCTTTAAGGAAATCAATAACATTGCCACCTCTGCTGTCTTTGATTGTGCGAGGTTCTCCGCCTGTGCTGGCTACTGCAAGATATGTTCCAGTATTTCCACCCGATGCTTTGATAGCACCAGTTCCGCGATCTCCTTGGATAATAACCCATGCACCTCTGTAACTGTCTTTTAAATCACTCCAAGCAATCTTTGGCACAGCACCATAATTGATATCGTGTGCTAATTTTTCGTCTCGATGTAGTTTTTGTATAACTTCTTTGCCACCTGGTTGCTGGCGGATAATATCCATAGAGCTACTAGCTTCTGGCAAGTAGCTTTCACAGAATTGGGCAAATAATCGTAGTGTTTCTGGGCGCATAAGAGTATTTATTTTAAACTAGACCAATCAGCTAGATTTGGAGGGGTATCTTCTAGTACCTTCTTTTGTTGTGCTGTTAGTTGTGGCATAAAATTAATGCCTGTGTACTGTTCGATCGATCCTACACTGGTAGCATACTTGGGTAAATCAGCTACAGGCAATGGAGCATTCGGGAACAAGAACGCAATTGATTTAGAATTTTTACGATCCACAACGACTTTCCACATGTGGGTAGGAATACCTACACGATTAGCACCTATGGTTTGATAGCCAGGAGTATACACAGTTCCGGATATTACATAGATATCTTTGCCTTCTGATACCCAATTGCGAACTGCTGTTTCTAGCTGTTTCCAAATGCCACGATTGTGATTAGGAACTTGAGGAACCATGTTCGACAAGAAGAAGCTTTCGCTCATAATGTCATCATTGACAGTATTGTCTGCACCTGGACTTAGATGTCCCCTATCAAAAGGAAATCCAGCATAATCTGATAACTGTGATTGGTGTTGTTTAGGTATAGATGGGTCCGGTCTAAAATCGTCTTTTCGCTTTGCAGGTCCTGAAATAGACTGTAGGGTAACGTGTTGCACCACATACTCTGCTGTTTTAGTGTCGTATCTATAGTGTATAGCGTAGTTCTGTTTACAAAGATACTGCGTGTTTGCTGTAATGGGGCTTACAGGCGCACCACGCAGTACGTGTTGGGGACATTGATCGTCGATGGGATTTGCTAGAGCAGCAAAAGGAATTAATAATAATAGTAGCAGTTTACGCATTGGGTAAGGCCCTTGTAATAAAGTTATCAGTTATTTAGTTGGCTTTTTCTAGATATTCAGATTTATCCCAACCTAGGATTTCTCTTGCTCGCCAATGGTTTTGATCAAAGCCTTTGAGGTCTTGCCATTCTGATCTACGATCCCATACCATAGCTGCTACGGCTACCCAGTCTGTGTGGCGTACTTTATAGCCAAAATCCAACATACGATTCTTAAATGTTTCGTAGTTTCTACTATCATATTCTACGTGTAATACTTCAAATACAGTACCATCGGAGGCAATACCGTTTAGATCGAAATCAAATCCCCACTTGGGTACAGTATCTATTAACTGCTGTGTTAATGGTTGTTGGGCTCGAAGTTCTTGTAGTTGATCTAATGCCGCTTTGTTGTATCCACAGCGCACCAACATCATTGAATGATCTAGTATTAAGCCTAGGTCGTTGTGTTCTAGTTCAAACCAGGGCTCTTGCCAACAGACGTGATTCAGTATCCGATGATGTATAGGAAAATCCATAGCAGCGTAGTACTTCTGTTCTGCTAGATTAAGCTCAAACCCGTCTTTGTCGTAGTATTGAAAGTCACTGAGCTCGAGATTGTCTACGGCCCTAACACAGGCCACCTCACTTCTTAGGCTTGTGTTATGACGCTTAAACATTATCTTGCGATCTCTGTAATACGCAACGTTAGTGCTGTTGAAGAGTTTGTAACGGTTATGCTAACGCCCTCATGAATTCTGCTGCTCTCATAGTATTATTTATATAGGTTTTTAATCCTCACTCCAGACTAGAGCGGCGGCACTAGCTGATATCGTATTAGTTCCTTTAATAGCAATACTCAACCAACTGCCTGGCGGTATGGTAATACGATACTGACTTAAATCAATGTTGATAGTACCGTTAATACCGCATATACAAGAGTAAACAGGTGTAGTTAGTGTAAGATCAAATGTGCCTGTTACTACGCTGTGTACTTGATTGCAATAGGGTATGATGTAGTATTCGTGCTGTGCTGAAAATCCTGCTGGTTCAAACAATAGGAATACCTGTACTGGGTCACTACTTTGTATGGATACACTCAAACTCTTAACAATGGCTTCTTTGGCATTGATCACATAGTTACCATTGTTGGCACCTGCTAGTCCATTAGTGACTACAGAGTTTTTAATAGTCATCATATGATGTACGTTGTTTTGTGTTAAACTACCTTTGCTGGTTGTCCAACTACGTGTGAGTTCGTTTAGATGTATAGTACCTTCGATGGCACCGTACATGCTGGCCCCGCGCACAGTTAGATTTGTAGTATTGGTTGTGTTGTACGCACCATAGGTAATTTTGAAACTGGGATTGTCAACGTGTGGAATTGTATGCTGATTAGTATAGTGTTCACGATGTACATAGACCATGGTACCACTTGCTTGATCTTCTATGGCATAACTGATAACACCAACACCTAACCAACGCATGGCAATTTGATACACGTTTAACTTTGTGTGATCTAATGTCATTCCGCTTGGATTAGTGTCAATTCCTCCGCTGCCATCCAGTTTATCTACATTCCAATCTTCTTGATAGGTCCAGTTATCTGTTTGTGCTACACCTGTTTGTTTGACTGTAAATGTAGCAGTAGCATTACCTGTGCTGGTAAAACTAAATGTGCCGTTCATTGGGCCAAGACTAGGTGCTAACCATAGTAGGGCACCATCTGTCTGTTGCATCAGCCAGCCACCATATCCACCTACACGTTCTACAATATCTGTAACTGCGTGTGCGGCTGTAGAGTTAGTTAATGCTACAGTATAGGCAACACCGTTAAGTGTAATGGTAGCAGTCTGTGTAGCATTAGGAGCCACTGTCATGGTCATCAACAAGATTGTAGCCTTGCCGCCACTTGAACGAACAACACCAAAGCGTGTTCCGTTGTAACCAAATGCCACACGATTCTCTTGATTGGCAAAGCCCACAAACTGTAGGCTACCTGCTACACCTGTGGTATAGGCTGCGGTGAATCTTGTGACCACACCTTGCCCTGGACGATATCGAACAAAGCGTTTGCTACGTAGAACACCATAACCACCTTGTGTGGTTCCCGATTCAACTTGGAATACTCCGCTGACTGATCCGGCACTTGATCCTGTACCATTATGATAAGTTTGTATAACGTCTGTAGTAGTACCGTAGATACCATCTAACTGAACTACGGCTGTGGGACTGATTGCTAGTGGTTCGCCAAATGCTGAAACTTGTCCAGCAATACTTGGCCCTGATAACTTTGCGGCTACACGAATCATTGGCTTGCCAGCCAAGTCATACTCCATGGCCTTGTGTAGGTTTAGCAGATTAGCTTCGTCCGGATGTATGTAATCCGTTGAATTAGGGTTTCTTACTCCCATAGATTATATCTCGTTATTTCCAAGGGCGACCTTCGACAAGTCCCCCAGAGTTGGCATTATCGTCTCCGCCTGGAACATTACCATTGTAGGTATCTGGTAATAATGTAATATCTAAAGTATTCAAAGGACGATAGTAGGCTGCAGAAGTATTTCCAAATGCTTTGCGTTTGGCTTCTGCTATCTTTAATTTTCTTAGCTGACGTTCTTGTTTGGTTTCATTTTTTTGTGGAGTGCAATACACTGTAGATCCGTCAACTAAACCTAAGGTGTTTAATTTAGTAGAACTGTCACCGTATGTAAAACTATTAATGCTAGGATCTGAGCTCAAACTCCAGGCATAATAGTCTGCAGGTAATCCTTCGTCAGTTGCCATTGCTGTGATTAGTGTGTCGACTGTGGCAGTTGTAAGCGTAACAGATACACTACGTTTGACTCCTGTTAGACCCCAATAATTAATTGTTGCCATTTCTTACTCCATAAACTGTTCCTGGATATAAACTTGGATGTTCACCTCGGATATCTGCAGGATCTTTTGTTCCTTGCCAACTGTCTGCACCCGCTTGATTAGTAACAGCTTCTACATCTGCATACTGTTCATTTGGTGTAGTTGAATAGCCACTTGTGCCTGTTAGGCCAGCAATCTGCTGAAAACGCTTTATATCGGCATCTGTGTAGCCAAGATCTTCTACAGGCTGTTCTGTTGATGATTGTTGTTCTACTTGATCGATTAAATCAAGCACTGATCGGATTATTTCTTGTACTCTCATAGTCTAATATTTATGCTTGGGCTGTTGTCTAACGTAAATACCCGTATGGATATACACGCAGATAAAGATTACTGGACGGGCTTAAAATGGCCCGCAGCACCTAATGAAGACGACTATCGTGTGTTTTCTAGCTACTGTACAGGGCGTGTGCTACTATTAGGTAGTACTAAGTTATTACTGCCCTTGTGTACAGAAGCCTGGGATCTAGATCCCAAATATCCAGATCCTAAGATACAAGATCGTGATTGGTTCACCCTAGACGAGCATTTTGACACAGTTATAATAGATGGCGGCTTAAACATACTTGACAAAGAAACTTGTACCCAACTAATATCAACGGTATTATCTAACTGCAATAGATTTGTTGCCCGTGCTTTCTTAAATCCTAGTTGGCCTACAAAATATGCCTGCTACTTTCCACTAGCTAAAGAACTAACACCTCAACCAGACGAATACCCTATTAACGAAGTTTACACATTTTACATATGGAACAGATAAAACCCACAATACTTGCCATGTACTCAGGTGGACTGGATAGTCTAGGCATGGTCTACAAACTGCTAACAGAAGACCAGTACAAAGACTATGATATACACATACATCATGTACACAACAAGAATGTAGAGAATCGCTGGAGGGCAGAAGCCATTGCGGTAGACTTAGCCACTAAAGAACTAAAACGCCTAGGGTATAACTTTGCCTACAGTGAAAGTGAAATAGGCACACAGCCTTTTGGGCGTAACTTCTTATTTGACACAGACACTATGAATTTCTTTGCGGGCTATGTGTCATTGGTTAATCCGGATATTGAAAAAGTTGCCATGGGTATGCAGGCTAACGATGCTAATCAAAGTTTAGAAGATCGTCGTGTACGTGGAAACAAAATACTTGAAGCGTTTACGTCTGCTGAAAAGATATTCCCTGTAATGAACATGACCAAGCGTGAAATATATGACATGCTGCCAGAGTCATTGCGTAACCTATTCTGGTCGTGTCGCCGTCCTATCTACACAGAAAAAAATATCGCACCTTGTCTAAAGTGCGATACTTGTGTTAAACTAAAAGAACAAGGGATTCGTTAAGTAGGCATGTCTGTGCTGACAACTACCCCATTGTTGGTAATACTGTGAGATTTACTATCAACTATTGAAGGGTTAGATTCTATAAACAGTTTAGTATCTGATTCAACACCGTAGGTCACAGTTGGAGTAAATGTAGTTGCATACTTGGCTGTGTTACTAATTCTAACCATGGCTAGTTTTCCATCAAAGAATTGAAAGTTTCCTGGACCGCGTCTTCCAACAACCAACGAATCAGTAGTGTTACCAAGATTCCAGTTACCACCAGTA